AAAAAGATTGAAAAATCTACGGGGGCTAGGCCGTATTTTTATATCCCCAATGATGATCTAGCTTCCGGTCTTGATGTTGGAGGAGAATATACTAGTATTTATGGAGAAAGGGTTAAAAAAATATTCATTAATAAAGCACGAGATATCAGAACTGTTAAAAGTCGTTTTGAAAAACATTATGAAGCAGATATAAATTTTGCCAATAGATATTTGATAAATGAAATAAGTGAAATTGAAAATTCTAAATATAAAGTGTTTCATATTGACATCGAAACTCTTTCCGAAGGCGGATTTCCTGATGTTAATATAACACAGCAACCTATTGTTTGTTTAACTATTTATGATACCTTCACTGAAAAATATATTTCATGGATTTGGAAATCTAATTTTGATCAAGGTGTGCAAATAATTGAAGATGGTATTGAATTGAGAAAATTTTCAAGTGAAGTAGGAATGCTTGCAGATGTGATTAAATATTTTGAACGTGAACAACCAGATATTATCACAGGATGGAATGTTGTTAATTTTGATATGAAATATATAGCTAACAGAATGAAAAAATTAGGATTGAATATTAATAAATTGTCTCCCGTAAACTCAACATGGGTAACCCCCGATAGGCCTGGAATCACAGCTGGAAAGGTATTTCCTGGTGAAGTTAAAATTAAAGGCATTGTGATATTTGATATGTTTAATCATTACAGAAAAATTCACAAAGGTGAATTAACATCTTACAGTTTAAATAACGTAGCACAAGAAGAATTGGGAGAAGAAAAAATGGATAGTCATCACGTAGTTGATGAAGATTGGAAAACAGAAAATTGGATGAATGTTATTAAATATAATAAGAAAGATGTTGAATTAACAGTCAAGTTAGATAAAAAAACAGGACTAATAGATTTCTTTAATGAAATGAGGATTCTTGCACATGCTAATTTTGACGATTGCAAATATTATGGTAGAATTGTAGATTTATTTATACTGAGATATGCTCATAAAAATGATATTATTTTGCCAAGTAAAAAAGAATATGATCCGAACAGAGAACTAGAAGGAGGATTTGTTCGAGAACCCTGCATAGGATTGCATGATAATGTAATTATTCTAGATTTGAATCAATTATATCCTTCTTTAATCCAAACATTTAATTTATCTCCTGAAACTCGAGATGAAAATGGTGAAATAAATATCAATGGTATTAAATTTACAAAAAGTAAACAAGGCCTAGTTCCGTCTATTCTTGACGAATTATATAATATCAGGACTGGATATAAAAATAAAATGAAAGAATTGAGATATGATGATCCTGAGTTTAAAATTTATGATGCTAAGCAACAAGCTGCTAAAAATCTAATTTGTACAGTTTATGGTGTAAATGCATTATCTACTTTCAGATTAAATACTGATTACGTTGCACAAACTATTACTTATCTTGGAAGGGAATTAAATCAATGGCTGGCTAGGAAAGTTGAAGCAGAAGGCCATGAAGTAATTTATGGAGATACAGATTCTATTTTTGTTAAAATTAAAAACTGCAATTTCATAGAAGAAGGAAAGAGATTGTCTGATATGTTAAATGAACAATTGGGCGAATTTGCAAAACAATTCGGAATTAAAGAACACAGCTTGGGTCTTGATTTTGAAAAGGCATATAAGAAAATGTTGATAGGTGCAAAGAAAAGATATGCGGCTCATGTGTGTTGGAAAGATGGTGAAGATGATGATGCCATTCAAATTGTTGGATTTGATACTAAAAGAAGTGACAGCTCCAGATATAGTAGGGATATTCAGAAAAAATTATTTGAAATGATATTGCGAAATGGATTAAAATCTGAAATACTTCAATACATAGAAAAGATAATAAATGAATTAGAGGAACAAGATTATGTTGATATCGCCATACCAGTTAAATTTGAAAAAAGTCCAGACGCGTATAAAACCAACATCCCCCGAGTTAGAGGAGCTAAATATGCTAAAAAAGTATTAAACGTAGAATACAGAGCGGGTGATAAAATTTTAATGTTATATATCAAAGGAGAAAATGATTGTCTTTGTTTTGAAGATGTCGATCAATTTGACAGGGCAGGATTTAAACCAATCGTTGATTATGCTAAATTAATAGATAAATTAATTTTGATGAAAGTTAAAAGATTATTAATTGCTGCAGGATGGGAAGATGATTATATGAATTTAAGGGCAAAATATATTGACACTTGGGGTAATAGGAGATTAAATGAATTTATTAAATAAAATAGATAAATATTACGATGAGCAAGAAAGAACTCCAAAAAAAAGAGATTACTTTTATGTTAGTGAAGCTGGATTAAGTGAGAAAGAATTATATAATAATTTAAAGCATCAAAAACCAAAGAAGTTTGATGCAAGAGTTAAAAGAATATTAGAAAATGGAAATTACATGCATTCAAGATATATGAAAATATTTGCAGAGATGGGTATATTAGTAGCTGCTGAACTTACTGCAGGCAATACAGATTTAGTTCATGGAAGGGCTGATTGTATTTTAACAGATAAAGAAAAATTATATGTAGTAGATTTAAAGAGTTGTAGTCAATGGACATTTAATAAATTAGAAAAGCCTGTTTATTCTCATTTCTATCAATTACAATTTTACATGTATTTCTTAAATATTGAAGATGGTAAGTTGTTGTATGAAAATAAAGATAACCAAAATGTAAAAGTATTTGATATGAAATTAGACAAATTATTAGTTGAAGAAGAATTAGCTAAGATGAAAAAAGTAAAAGATATTGTAGATTCTGGAGGAGTTATTGAAGATGAAGAAATTAAATTGGAGAATCTAGAATATGGAGCCTGAGATGAGTTTTACATTTTGGTTTAAGTCAACTAATGGGTATAGGCAAATTACAATGGATGTTCCTTCATTATCAGACAAAACATATTTCTATAAATTGAAATTAAAAGTAGTATTAGAATTGGGAAATATCAGAAATGATATAGTAAAATTACTTGGTAATAAAAATAGAGCAAAATTAATTAAACCCAGAGTAGATGATAAAAACAAACAAAAAATATTAGATAAATTAGTCAAGATTAGAAAAGATAATAATAAAGTTAAAGAATTATTACAAGCAGTTTTGGCAGATGAAGACTTTCTTATTTGCGAACATTGCAAACATAAGATGTATAAAATACCAATCAATGTTTCTTATGAAAAATATGGAAATTCATATATAATAAAAGAAGAAAGAATGCCATTTAGAATTACATATATATATGGATGCAGCAACGATAATTGTCATTTTTGCATAGAAGAAGAACCTTATAGAGTTACTCAGAATAATTTAAAATTAAGAAGGGAATTATTGGCTAAAGGAAAAACTTTTGTTCCTAATGAAGCAGGTTTCTGGCATGAAATTGAAAAATAACTTATATATTTTACAATAATAATCTTTAAATAAGATGAAATTTTATAAAACTATATAGTTATTATGTCAAGACAACAATTTCAGATCAGAGTCATTCAAAAGGGAGGAGGTACAATTACTTGGGGATTGGCAATACCCAAATCATTTGCACCTTGGTTTGGTACTTTAGTTACAATTAAAGAGAGTGGTGGTTCTCTTATATTAGAGAGTGGGCCTAAATTAGAAGCATTAACAAATAAAGAAATTAAATCTGGAGCTACTATTGGAGAATATATAAAAATATGAAAGATAAATTAACTGTAGGAATTTTATCAGATAGTCCAATGTTAACGACTGGATATGCAACAATTGCATCTAATGTCGCTAATATACTATCTAAAGAAGGCCATCAAGTAATTTACTTCGCTTCTAATTATTTAGGACAACCATTAATGCCAGGAGTTAAATTTGAAGATAATAGAACATTAGATTTTACAATTATTGGACAAGGACAACAACCTTACTTTAATGACTTACTTGAAATTTATTGTAGGAAATTTAAATTAGATGTACTATTTATTTTATTAGATACTTTTATGTTATATGGTGGAGATGGTTGGTTCTTAAACAAAGATACAGCTCCTGCAAAGACTATCTTTTATTATCCTTCCGATGGAGGAGCAGGCATGCCATTACAGTGTGAAAAGATTTTAGAGAAAGTTGATCTTCCAGTGGCTATGGCCAAATTTGGAAGAGACCAAGTTAAAAAAATACATAATATAGATACTGATTATATTCCTCATGCTGTTGATACTAAAAATTATTATAAATTAAAAGATGAAGAAAGAGCTACATTAAAGAAAAATTGGGGATTAGAAAATAAATTTGTTGTGGGAGTAGTAGCAAGAAATCAAGGAAGAAAAATGCTAGATAGAACATTTAAGTCTTTCAAATTATTTGCTAATGATTGTCCTGAAGCTGTATTATTATTACATACAGACCCAAATGATAATGCACAAGTATTTCCTATTCAAACTTTAATAGATAGATATAATTTACAAAATAGAGTTCTATACACTGGTACAAGATACTATCAAGGATGGAGTTATGCTAAGATGAATGAAGTTTATAATTTAATGGATTGTTTTTTCTTATCAACCTCAGGAGAAGGTTTTGGAGTTCCTATTATTGAAGCCATGGCAACTGAAGTCCCAGTTCTTGCTACAAATTATACTACAACTAAAGAATTAGTAATTGACCATGAATCTGGATTAGGAATTGACTTAGTAGGAACAACAGAAGAAGAAAATCCAGATGTTCATGGTCATGAAATAATAGATGGGACATTAACAGGAAGTTGGGCTGTAGAAAGAGGAATGTGTAGTATAAAAGATGCTGCCAAAAAATTAAAACAATTATATGATAATCCTGAAGAACGAAAAGTAATGGGTAAGAATGGCAGATTAGCTGTATTAGAAAATTATAGTTGGGATGTTGTTGGAAAAATGTGGATTGAAAGAATTGAAAAATTAGGGGGAATAATATGAAATTAAAATATTTAATAATTGGAACTGGAAGATCTGGAACTGGATATATGTCAGAATTATTTAAATCTATCGGCATGAAAAGTACTCATGAAGGAATGTTTACTAGTGATGGATGGAAATATGTAGAAGAAGTATATAAATCCAAAATGTTACATAATATAGAAGTAGAAAGTTCATGGATGGCAGCTCCTTTTCTTGATAAAGAAAAATTAAATGGAACTGTAATTATTCATGTAACTAGAAATCCTCTCAAAACTATCAGTTCAATATTATCCACTAAATTATTATCTGATGATTTATTAAAAGATAAAAGAAATCCATTTACATTATTTATTCAAAATCATATGCCAAAAGTGTTTGATTATTCTAATGAAGTTGATAGGACTGTTTATTTTTATATTTATTGGAATAAATTAATTGAAAGATATGCTGATTTAACATTTAAAGTAGAAGATAAACCTGATAAATTATTTGAAAAATTAAAAATTGATATTAACGGAAAAGAATTGTTTACAAATACTAAACATAATAATAAACAACGAGATTCTGATGCGATTGTTTCTTATAATGAAATTCCAAATGATGTATTGAGACAAAAATTAAAAATAGTAGCTAATAAATATGGATATGATTAAATGATAGGATTTGTAATTGGTCAAAATTGTGAGAATACTATTGAATTATCAATAGATAGTTTGAAAGGATGTGATAAAATTTATTTCCTAGATGGAGGAAGTACCGATACTACATTAGAACTAATTAAAGATAAAGAAGTAGAAGTATTACATAATATTTGGGATAATTCTATTGAGGGAATGCCAGGAATACAAAAAAGTTTTATGTTGAAACATTTATTAAAAAATCATAAAGATGAATGGTGTATATATTTAGATGCAGATGAAATGTTAGATGATTATAACAAACTAGAAAAATGGATTAATAAATATGGAGATGTTTTAAAATTTCCAATACTAAATGTTAAAATGAGACATCTAATAGGAGACTTAGTTCATGAAGATGCAATGCATCCTGAACATTTAGTACCTACCAGATTATTTAAAATTAAACATGGCTTAGAATATCCTGAAGGAGAACATGTTGTTATGAATTATGATAAGCAAATCCCAGAACAGGGATATTGTTGTAGAGATGTTACAATATGGCATTTGGCGTATTGTGGAAATATTTGGGATATAAAGAAAAGATATGATAATCAAATTAATAGAAGAGGAAATGCTTCTCATCCTGAATCATTTTTGAATCAATGGAGAAATGCTCATCTGTTTGGAGGATACCCTAAGAAGCAGTTTAATCCGGTTGAACTTCCTGATTTATTATTAAATAAATTTGATATAGAAAAAGATGAACTATATTTTGCAAATAGAAATTTAGAAACTAAACATTTTCTTGATGCAATAAGTTGGAGAGATTTCTTTAAATGTAAAACAGCATATGAATTTGGATGTGGAAAAGGCCCAAGAGTATATGCTATGAATCAAATTGGAATAGATGCACAAGGATTAGAACTTAGTGAACATGCTGTAAAAAACAGTTATGATGATAATGTAAAGTATGGAGATATATTGAAAGAAGGATGTGATGTTGGAGAATATGATTTAAGTTTAGCTTATGATGTTTTGGAACATTTAAAATATGAAGATTTAGATGCTGCTATTGATAATATTATCAAAGCTTCTAAAAAATATATTTTAATTTCAGTTCCTGTTATTGGTGACCCCAATTTAGAGAATGACCCTACTCATATAATTAAAGAAACGATGGGGTGGTGGATTGAACAATTTACTAATAAGAACTGTAGACTAGTTCCTACTCCTGAACAATTTTTATTTAAAGAACAAGTGATGGTATTTGAAAAATGAATGAAGAAAATAATGTAATAATCCATGTATGCGTCAAGGACAGGCCCACAGAATTATTCGGATTGCTTCAAAGTTTAAGAACTCAAACATATCAAAACTTTAACATTTTGATATTAGATGATGGTAGTTCTACTAGATTAGATTCTCATTATTTTATACAATATATTATCAATAGAATGACATTAGAAGGCCATGAAATTAAAGTAATTAGAAATGAATTGCCGTCTGGAGTTAGTATGGCAAGACAAACATTAGTAGATTATAGTTTGAAGAATGGAAAAGAAGAGTTTATTTGTAGGTTGGACGATGATGTATTGGTAGAACCAGATTACATAGAAAAATTATTTGAAGTATTAAATGAAGGATATGATTTAGCTTCTGGAATTACAACTCCTATTATGCAACCAGAATGGAAGAGAGATGTTAAATATGTTACTCCATTAATTGGAGAATGTAGATTAGATGAAGAAGGAAATTTAATAATGAATGGTGATGATTGTGGATATGGGTATTATGAAAGAGCTATTATTCCAGCTCATCATTTTAGGTCGTGTGCATTATATAAAAAAGAAATTCATGAAAGCGGAGCAGATTATAATAGTAGATTAACAAAACATGGATTTAGAGAAGAACAATTATTTTCATTTAAAGTAATAATTAATGGTTATAAAATAGGAGTTCATACTCAAGCCAATGCATTACATTTATGTTGTCCTTCTGGAGGAGAAAGAAGTACAACTAATTTGACTGATTGTAATCAGGAAATATTTGAGGATAGTGTAAAAAAGATGTTTGAGAAACATGGTAATTTCTTAGAAGATTATAATAAGAAATTAGGAATTAAAACAAGAGAAGTAGATGAAACTGAATTATTAAAAGCAACAAATTTGGTGAGTAAAAGATGAGAAATTTTAATGACAGATTAAAGATAACTAATGAGCAGAGAAAAGAGATACAGAGATATCTAAATACTATTACTATAAATACTGAAGAGTCTGTATTGAAATTAGTTAGAAAGATGAAAGAAATGGAAAGAAAAATAGAGGAGTTAAAATATGCAAAGTGTTAATGTAATTGGAGAATATTTTGGACAAACAGGATATGCTATTCATACTAAGCAGATAGCTAATGCGTTAAATAAACATTATAAAGTTAGTGTAACAACTGGAAGGCCTCAATCATGGGAAAGAACAGTCAATGATGAAGAACTAAAAATGTTACAGAGAAATCCAGAAGATGCAGATATTAATATTATGATTGGATTTCCACATTACTGGAAATATTATTTTAAAGAAGGAAAGAAGTTTATTGGAGTTTGTGTGTGGGAGGGTGATAAAGTTCCTGCATTCTGGATAGAAGACATGGAAGATGATAGAGTTGATCAAATCTGGGTTCCTTCTAATCATGTTAGAAATGCAATATTAAATACTTTAGAAGAACACTTTTCTCTAAAGCCTATCAAATCTGAGCTATTTTCTAAAACATATACTGAACTGTTAGATAATAAATTAAAAATTGTTCCTCATGGAGTTGATAAGAATATATTTTATCGTACAGATAAACCTAAAGATGATAAAATGTTTACATTTACTGCCAATAAAGGTTGGAGAGGAAACATGTTGGATAGAGGAGGATTGCAATATCTATTTAAGGCATTTAATGCAGAATTTAGTGAAGATGAACCAGTGCAATTATTAGTTAAAATAAATTCTGTATATCAAGAAATTGATATGGCTCAAGCAGTTGAGAATTTGGGATTAAGAAAGAAAGGTGGTAAGATTGGCTCAACTATTGAAAATCTTCATTATGAATCATTAAAAGATATTTATAATATGGGTGATGTTTTCATAACTACTTCTATGGGAGAAGCATTTAATCTTCCTTGCTTAGAGTCAATGGCTTGTGGAGTTCCAGTCATTACTACTGAATTTGGAGGCCAAACTGATTATGTTAATAGTAAGAATGGTTGGATACTAAAGGAAGGAGAAATGTTTGAAGTCAAGCATGATGTTATGTATGAAGGAGTTTCATGGAAGCGGCCTGATATTAAAGAGATTAGAAAAATGTTAAGACATTGTTATGAAAATAGAGATGAAGTGAAGAAGAAAAGCGAACAAGTATTAGAAGATAGTGATAAGTGGACATGGGATTGTGCTGCTACTAAAGGAAAACAGTTTATTGATGAAATCAGTAATAATACTGAATAATTAGAGTTATAATACTCCCATAACTCGCCTCTACTCGCCTAAAATTTTGATTTAATACCTAATGTACTCGTAATAATTCAAGTGCTTTTTCAAGCCTTTTTATTTCTCTATCTATTTTTTTAATCTCTGCATCTTTCTCAATTAGAAAGAATTTTTGAGATGCTATTACATCAAATTCCTTTTCAAACATATCTTCCATTATTCCTTACCTCCTTTGTTGTATCTAATACCTTCGTCCAAAAAATCATCATTCTTTAAATCTTTGGTCACTTCTTTCCTATATTCATGACAAACATTACATACCAATTTAAAATCTAAATATCTCCAGATTTTCTTTCTAAAATCTAAAATCCTCCAACATTCATCACATTCCATTTTATTGCTATAAATATCTTTCATTTTCTACTCCCATTATACTGCCAAGCACCTCTTACAAGTTATTCCTTTCCAATATTCTCTACTACTTTCAAATTCTTTATATGGTTTTATTTTT